AAAGATGCACAAAACAAGTGGATGCAAGAGAATTTGGACTTTGTAGATACGTATGGCTTACATGACTTCTACAAAGCACCCAAGTAAGACTTGTCAGCTACCCGCAAGTTCGCGGCCCTGACGTAACCGAAGCAGCTACCCACAGCCAAGTGGCCCTGCAATATGAGGTATAAAAAAATGGCAACCAAAGTAAGAGGCCACCGTGCCAACAAACCAAACGATTCGTTTGGAACAGTAAATAGCGACAGCTTATATCGTGGTAAATACCGTGATGATGTCTACAAAGACGAGGACGATGAAGAAACAGTAGAAGCTCAAGAAGCTGACCCCTCGAACGAAGAGGCTACTCAGCAAGAAGAATCGAACAGCTTCGTCCAAGAAAAGAAGACTAGCGACGAACACGATTACAAGAAACGCTATGACGACCTGAAACGTCACTACGACGACAAGGTTAACGAGTTCAAGCAAGAGATTGCGAACCTTCGTGAAGCCGTACAGAAGAAGGTGGTAGATATGCCGAGAGGTGTACAAGCCCCCCGAACACAAGAAGAGCTTGAAGAGTTCAAAGAACGTTACCCTGATGTTTTCGAAGTGGTACAGACGGTATCGTCAATCGAAACTGAAGCACAAGTTGCTAAGTTGCGAGAAGAGCTTGGGACTATCAAGGAACGGGAAAAGCAGTTAGAAAAGCAGAAAGCCTACGAGGAACTGCTCAGACTACAACCCGATTTTGATAAGATAAAAGCAGACCAAGACTTTCTCTCATGGCTTGAAGAACAACCTGCTTCAATCTCAGACGGCATCTACAAAAACAATACGGATGCTAGATGGGCGGCACGGGTCGTAGACCTTTATAAGGCCGACAAAGGCCTAAACCAGAAGAAAACCAAATCTTCATCTGCAGCAGAAGCAGTGACCAGAACCCCTGCGAGGGAAGTCAAGACTAATGCGACAGATGGTAAACGGGTTTGGAAAGCTTCGCAAATCGCCAAGATGAAACCCCACGAGTTCGAAAAGCTAGAAAGCGAACTGGACTCTGCAAGGGCTGAAGGGCGAATCGACTACAACAACTAACCTAACCTCAAAAATGGAAGGATAATCCAATGGCTTTTGATAGCGCATCAGGTTATAACAACCTGCCTTCCGGTAACTTTACACCGGAAATCTTCAGTCAAAAGGTTCTCAAATTCTTCCGTCGCGCTTCGGTTGCGGAAGACATCACCAATACCGATTACGCTGGCGAAATTGAGAACTATGGCGACACGGTTCGTATTATCAAAGAACCAACAATCACCGTATCCGCATACTCTCGCGGTTCAGTGGTTAACCCACAAGACCTTGCCGACGACCAAATCACAATGATTGTCGACCAAGCAAACGCTTTTGCGTTCAAGATTGACGACATCGAAGAGCGTCAGTCACACGTTAACTTCGAAGCTCTTGCGACTTCTTCAGGTGCATACTCCCTGAAGCGTAAGTACGATGCTAACGTTCTGGACTCAATGGCAACCAACGCTGGCCTGACAGGTGAATCAGGTGCTTCCGTTGCTCAGATTTCTGACATCGGTACACTCGGTTCGGCTCTGGACATCGGCGGTGCATCTACTCCCGGCGACACAGCAGTCAACACCATGCTTGTCATGGCACAGGCTCTTGACGACCAGTCAGTTCCGGAAGAGAACCGTTGGTTCGTTGCTCCTCCAGCTTTCTACAAGCACCTGTTCTCAGCAGGTTCGAAGTTCGCAGAAGTACAGGTTACTGGCGACGCAACTTCACCTCTGCGTAACGGCCTTGTATCGCTGGGCAACATTGCTGGCTTCCAGTGCTACAAGTCAACTGCCCTCGTATCTAACGGCGGCACTGACCAAGTAACATTGTCTGGTCTGGCAACTGACGGCAGTGAGAATGCAATTCTTGCAGGTCACATGTCCTCAACAGCTACTGCTTCGCACATCGCAAAGACAGAAGTTGTTCGTTCCACCGAAACCTTCAGCGATATCGTTCGCGGATTGCATGTATTCGGTCGCAAAGTTCTGCGTCCTGAAGCCATCGTTCGTGGTATCGTTAGCTTAGACTAATAGGGAGACTAGATAATGGCTACTTACACTGTAACTAATGCTGCCGAAGGTATCCCTGCTGGTGCAAAGGCACATCTCGCTCAGGTTGTTTTGGACTTTTCCTCTACAGCCCTCGTTGCTGGTACTGACGTAGTTCAGGCTATCGAAGTTCCTGCTAATACACTTGTTGTATGTGCAGGTATCGAAGTCTTGACTGCAGGGGGTGCTAGCTCCGTTCTTGACTTGGGTGACACCACCGTTGACCGTTACGTCACCGACGTCGACGGCAACACGGCTGGTAGCGTAGAGATTGGTACTGCTTCTTGGCTGTACACCTCTGCTGACACCATCGACCTGTCTGCTGACACTGCTGACTTTGCTGGCAAGGTTCGCGTGTTCGCTGTACTGGCTCCGATGGGTTCTGCTCCGACAGCAGCAGCCTTCGCCTAATCTAACGTCTTGGGGGCAGGGGCAACTTTGCCCCCTTGACATCTTTTAATTTATATGTTATAAGCAGTCAACCCTGTCGGGGGTAAACCCCATTGATAGCCTAGAGGAGATTATTATGGCTGGAAAAAAACTTACGCCTGAACAGGCTCTATCTCGAATTTATGGTATTACTCGTAACTTAGTTTCACCAGAGTATGTTAAAAAAGAAGCTAATACTCGAATGCAAAGCAAAGCCAAAGGCGGAGCTGTTAGAAAAATGGCTAAAGGTGGCACTGCCCAAAAGAAAAAGTAAGATGCCCCGCAAAAAAGAAAACCCCATTAAACGAACCACGACAGGAAAAGGCGCGAACTATCGCCCTACCAAGTCTGGTGCGGGTATGACAGCAAAAGGCGTCAAGGAATATAGAAAAAAGAATCCCGGTTCGAAGCTAAAGACAGCAGTAACCGGAGAGGTAAAAGCCGGAAGCAAGGACGCCAAGCGACGCAAGTCGTTCTGTGCGCGGTCTGCCGGACAAATGAAGAAGTTTCCGAAAGCAGCGAAAGACCCGAACAGCCGTCTTCGCCAAGCAAGAAAGAGATGGAAATGTTAGCAACACTTATCGGTCCCGTAACAAATCTCCTTGACCAGTTCATCGAAGACAAGGACCAAAAGGCAAAGCTGGCTCACGAAATAGCCACGATGTCTGAAAAACACGCCCAACAACAAGCGATGGGGCAACTTGAAATTAACAAGGCCGAAGCCCAGCATCGGTCTATTTTTGTAGCAGGTTGGCGTCCGTTTCTTGGGTGGGTGCTGTCTTTTGCGATGGCATGGCACTTTGTCATTGCCCCCTTTATCATCTTTGGTGCAGGGATGGCAGGGATGGAACTGCCGGAACTACCCGTCTTTGACATGGATAGCCTGATGACAGTGCTTCTTGGCATGTTGGGGCTTGGCGGCTTACGAACGTTCGAAAAGGCAAAGGGCATAACAAAGTGAGTGCGGAACAGGTACTGAAGTGGAAGATTCTTCCCCGGTTCATGATGCTCGTAATGACTCTGATGAGTTGGCGTTGTGCAGAGTGGTTTATGAGCTTGGAAGACCCGACAGCACCACAGTCAGCCTTTGTCTCCGTTGTCATGGGTGCTATGACAGGTGCGTTTGGCGTTTGGATGAGCAACGAAGGAAAAAAGTCTTAACATAACCAACACTATCTGTTAAAAAAACAAGGAAACTTTAACATATGAAATACGATACAAGCCATCTGCTTGATACGATAATTGCACACGAAGGAATGGTCTGCCAAGTGTACCAAGACACGCTCGGCATCGACACCATCGGTATCGGTCGTAATCTTCGTGACCGGGGTATCACCAAAGAAGAGCTAGAATACATGGGTATCTCTGGCATGGAAGAGGTGTATAAGAAGGGTATTTCTGAAGCTGCTGCACGATACATGGCTATGAACGACATTCGGATTGTTGAAAAGGAACTGGTTGCGGTTCATCCGTGTGTTGAGAACCTCGATGCGGTTCGCCAAATGATACTTGTGGACATGGCCTTCAACATGGGTGTCCCTCGCCTGTGTAAGTTCAAAAAGATGTGGTACGCAATCCACGACGCGAACTTCGAAGCTGCAAGTTTTGAGATGACCGACTCGCTGTGGGCTAGGCAGGTTGGTAATCGCGCACACAAACTTTCCGAAGCTATGAGAAAGGGAGAATTCTGATGAGATATATTCCTCCACGTAAAGCTATGCCGTCTGCAGAGTATTCCCTTAAAAAGGAACCTGTTGAACGATATCTCGAAGGTGATAAGTCTGGCGGGTACTATTACGAAGAGAGCGAAGCAAAGTACGAAAAAGAAGAAGAGGAAGACTCTGATGAATGAACGAGGTCGTCCCGGCATTAGAGCAGAAGGTTCTATAAGTAAAAATCAAAAGGATACAAGCATAAACGCCCCTTCATACATTGGTTCTATTTACCGCACTGAAACAAAAAATAAAAACATAAGTGGAGAGGGAACAATACCTTTAGGAAAAGCTACGGTTACTTTAGGTGGAACATACTCTAGCAGCAAGGTAACAGAATCACTTCCAGAAAACAAAATCAACATTCCTGAAAATGTTCAAAAACAAATATATAAAAAGCTATCTGCCGGACTAGGTTATGATATCACACCCGACCTTAAAATTTCCGGATTTATAGACCAAGATAAATTTAGCGGAAATAAAAACACTAAGAAAACTGTGCAAATATCTGGCAACGTAAAAGGTAGCAGATTTGTAGGTTCATTTTCTGATTCTAGCACAGGTGAAAAAGTAGGACGTTTTAGTTTAGTTATTCCGTT